GAAATTGTTTCATGTAACTTTGAAACACAAGCTGACATAGAGAAAGAACTCTATAGAATTGCAGAGCTATGTAGAACGTTGTCAAATGAATTAAGAGATAGGATACAAGAGGATGAATAAATCTTTAAGCTGTTGCCCTGAGTGCCTGAGCAAATCCTATAGGCGTAAGCTAAAAATAATTGATACAAGGGAATACTTTAAGCTAGGCTACCCGTCCACTAAACGCAGAAAGAAATGTTTGACGTGTGGGTATAGAGTTAATACAGTAGAAATACAATTAGAAAAGGAATAAACAAATGAATACATACAAAGTAAATACAATAAGCAATAAGACAGGTGAAGTCGTATGCTATGAGACAACGTATACCCGTGAGGCGGCACTAAGAGTTGTCAAAAGGTATGCGGCAATCAAAGGAATAACAAATGAAATTCAGGAGAATAATCAATGAGTATAGGTATAAGCAACGGCTATGATAAGAGGTGTCTTGAGGTTATATGGGATGCGTTACACGAATGGCAGGACTATTCAGTAAAAGAAATAAACCGTTATGAATATGATGCTAAAAAATCTGAAGCATTAGAAGACAACTGGGATAACATTTGCACTGCTATGGCATGGATACAGGAAGACTTAGAAGAAATTAAACAAGAGAATAAGGAGGTAAGCAAATGCTAGACGTTCAAGATAGACTTAGGCTTGCACATGAAACAGTAAGCAAGCAAGAGAACAAAAGGATGCGTGAGGTGTTCAACATAAGAACCTACAAAGAGGGTGACCAATGGACAGCCCAAAGGAATAGGCAGGAGACAGGTGCAAAAGGCGGCAGGAATAACAAACTTAAAAGACTATGGGTCAAAGAAAGGAATACAAAATGAGCAAGTACTTTAATACAACAGAACATAAACTGAAAGAACAAAGAAAGGATAGGCTTATGACAGCATTAGTATACCTAACACTAGCCTTCGCAGCCATTGGTGTCATGTTTACGTTTAGCTTTACGATCACTAAGGTAATGGGGTGGGTGTTATGAACCATACACTTAAACTTGAAGGAAGTTACACGGCCTTTGCCCATGCATACGTTGAGCTGCCCGAAGGGATGACAGATAAGGATGTAACCCACGTCTATAACAAGTGGGGTACACTTTACATAGAGCTGAGTGATGGTAGTGTATTGGAAGAACTAATAGATATTGAACCTGTCGATAGTAAAAGGTTAGACTATTGCAATATGTATTCAGATAGTATGGAGCTGTTAGATGTCTAAAGATAAACCATTACACAAATACCATGATGATTTAATCAAAGAGATAGATGATGCTGTATGGTTGGATAAGATGCCTACAGTAGATGATGTAGAAGAAGACTATAGTTATCTTAAAGAATTAACCTATAGAACCCTTGTCAGGGACAAGCCCTAGGGTATCAACATTTTTACATCTGTCAAGAGTAGGGAATAAAATAAATGGAATACAGAACATACATAATGAGAGGCACTAAAGAAATAGAGGTGTTCGGTGAGGTTTGGCAGGATGGTATAGGCTATTGGGATGACCATGAGTTCGTAGTTGAACGAGTACCTGAGTTTGCTATCGTTGAGGCATACAATAATGATAGTCGCAAGGCGGTGACCTTAAAGTCATTGACATCTAAGGAGATACTGTGCATTTTAGACATGTTTACACAAGATTATTGGGATCAGATATTATGAGCAATTGGTTAAGCCACAAAGAATGTCCATATGAGGACTGCGGAAGCACCGATGCCTTCAGCTACAATACTGAGAGTTGTTCGGGTAGGTGTCATAGCTGCGAAAGAAAATACCCAAGGACTAAGGATAAGAAGTTCGAGTGGGCATCAGAAACATACCCTGTCATGGGGCAAGAGCAAGAGAAAGATGATTGGGATATGAACCAACAACAACAAACAAACATTAAGCCAGTGCCTACCGAGGTACTGACACCTGTCTATAGGACTGTCAGGTCTATCAGTGAACAGACCATGAGGCACTATGGTGTCAAGACATATGTAGATAGCAACGGCAAAGAGGTTAAGCAGGAATACCCATACCCATCAGGCGGTATCAAGACTAGGTTCTTTCCTAAAGAGTTTAGAGCTACCAACCTTAAGTCGGATGAGCTATTCGGTATGAACCTATGGAATGCAGGGTCAGGTAAGATCGTAACTGTAACAGAGGGTGAGTTAGATGCTATGTCAGCATACCAGATGTGTAACTCAGAGAAATATTCATCAGCATTTGTGTCCCTACCATCAGCCACACCAAGTAATAAGCTATGGACGAAGGCAGCCGAATGGTTAGGATCATTCAATAAGATCATACTATCCATTGAACATGATGATCAGGGTAATGCTGTAGCCCAACGCATAGCTAATCTTTACCCTAACAAAGTTTACAGGGTACAACATGACAAATACAAGGATGCTAATGAGTTCCTTGAGGCAGGGGCAAGAAAAGAATTTTACAATGCATGGTTTAATGCTAAGAAGTATACGCCTGAGAACATAATCAATACATCAGATCAGTTCTTAAAGATGTACAACACGAGTGAGAGCCATGTGTATGTAGAGACAGGCGTCCAGGAGTTTGATGACCTATGCATGGGGCTTATGCAGGGACACTTCACATTGTTTAAGGCTCAGACTGGTATAGGTAAGACAGAGTTCATGAGATACCTTGAGTACCACATACTAACGAAACACCCTGAGATAAACATTGCAGCATGGCACATGGAAGAGACAAAGCTTAGGTCATTACTTGGGTTGGTGTCATACGAATTGAACCAGAACCTAACACGTAAGGATTTAATAGCTCAGGATGGTGCTGAACAGAGAGTACGAGATGCTATCGTTAAGTTAACCAAGGATGAGAGACTATACCAATTCTTTTTGAATGACGAGGACGATCCACTTGACATCCTAGGACACATACGTTACCTGTCACAGGCTTGTGGTGTTCAGTACATATTCTTTGAACCTATACAGGACATAGCAGCCAACATGGGTGGTGATGAAAGCAAAGAGCAGTTCCTTGCTGACCTATCTGTCAGATTATCTAAGCTTGCAGCTGAACTAGGCGTAGGCATTGTAACAATCGGACATACAAATGATGATGGGGCTGTTAAGTATTGTCGTATGATAGAACAAAGAGCATCCGTTGTTGTAGAACTACAAAGAGATAAGATGTCAGAGGATGTTGACGAAAGGAATACAACTAAGTTGCTAGTCACAAAGAACAGACCAGTAGGGCCTACAGGATACGCAGGTCAACTTAAATTTAACACTGATAGCTTTACCCTATCAGAAAAATATAGGGAGTATTGATGGAACAACTACTAGAATATGATCCTTTAGTATACATAGCAGCAGGTATATATTTCTTGGGTGTTGTCAATCACTACGTCTTGATGAACACCATACACATTATACTTGAAGCACCAAGGGATGCTAACTCTATGAGATTTAAGGCTGTCATGTGGCCTTACGAGTTGGGTTTATGTCTATGGATGACATGGGTAGATCGAGGTGACGAATGAGAATACTAGCAATGGACATAGAGACAGATGCATTGGATGCTACTAAGATACATGTGATCTGTGCTCAGGATGTTGATACCAAAGAGAAGTACCAGTTCCTTAACGTGTGTACCATACCAGAAGAGGCTGAAGCATTCATTAAGTTATGTAATGAGACAGATAAGTTTGTCTTTCACAATGGGATAGGGTTCGATGTTAAAGTAATCAATCGTTTGGTACAACAAGACCTGATTAATCCAACTGATGTCATCGATACTCTTATCATGTCACGTCTAATAGACTACAGCATCAAAGGTGGTCACAGTCTGAAGGCATGGGGTCAAAGGTTAGGTGAGTTTAAGATAGGCTTCGATCAGTTCGAGGTGCTCACCCAAGAGATGATTGACTATTGTCATCAGGATGTTGAGGTTACAGTTAGACTATACAATAAGTTTAAAGCTACAATCTTTGATCCTGACCTACAAGATGCTATCAAATGTGAGCATGACATACAGATTTTATGTGAAGAGATGACAGCAGCAGGGTTTTACTTCGAGAAAGATAAGGCTGACCACCTACTAGATGAGGTTGAGTTGCGTATGGCAGAGCTAACAGATAGCTTTCAACGTGACTTCCCACCACAGCTAGAGGAAGTGAACAGGATTAAGTACAGAAAGAAACAGGATGGTACTACCATGGCAAGTGTAGTGAAGGCCAGAGAGAAATACTTTAAGACAACTGTCGATTGGTCAGTCAACCCACCTGACTTAGTGTGCTACGATTGGATAGAGTTTAATCCAGCATCACCTAAGATGAGAATAGAAAGACTATGGGATGCAGGGTGGCAACCATACGAGAAAACAAAGGGACACATACAGTATGATAGAGAACAAAAACAAAGATCGTGGCGATAAGTTTGCTCGGTATGGGTGGACGTTATCTGAAGCTAACCTTGAGACACTACCTGATGATGCTCCACCTGGTGGTAAAAGATTAGCTGAATGGCTGACACTTGAGGGTAGACGGTCATCATTAGTAGAATGGTTGGGTCACTGTGGTGATGACCACCGCATACATGGTAGGTTCTTACATCTTGGTGCATGGACAGGACGTATGGCACACATGGCACCTAACCAAGCTAACATACCATCAGAGTTTCATGGTACACCTAAGTCAGCAGTCGAAGAGGTGAAGCATAGGTATGACGGACAGTTCAGAGCCTTGTGGGGTGTCGAGAAGGGTAACTACCTAGTGGGTACGGATGCTGAAGGCATACAGCTGCGAGTACTTGCACATCTAATGAAGTCAGAGGAGTACGTCGATGCTATTGTGTCAGGTAAGAAAGAGAATGAGACTGACATACACAACCTAAACAAGAAAGCACTGGGCATGTCACACATTACAAGAGATGATGCCAAGACTTTCATCTATGCATTCCTACTAGGGGCAGGTACAGGTAAGATAGCACAGATACTACGTGTCAACCAACGTGAGGCAAGCCAATGTGTCGAGAACTTTATGCAATCAATACAAGGGCTTGCAAACCTCAAGAAGAAAGTTATACCACACATAGCTAAACGAGGTTGGTTCAAGGGTATGGATGGACGTAAGGTTCTAGTACCATCTGAACATAAGACACTAGCAGGTATGTTGCAGAATGGTGAGTCTGTCATAATGAAACACTCAGCACTGCAATGGGTACGCCAAGCTAAGGCTAAAGGCATAGACTTTAAGCTTGTCACATGGCCTCACGACGAATGGCAGACTGAGGTGTGTGGTAATTATGCAACAGCTGAGGAGTTGGGTGCATTACAACGTCAATCTTTCGTTGACATCGGAGAGAAATTCAATATGGTCTGTCCGTTAGCAGGTTCGACAGACATCGGACGCAACTGGAGAGACACTCACTAATTTACTTGACAAAATACATTAGTTAAGTTAATCAAATGTAATAGTCAGAAGCTAAGTAAAGGAAAATATTATGGCTGAGAAAAAGAAAACAAAGTACGGTGTATTCGAAGGATCACTTTACTATGCTCGTTTGTTCCAAGACAACATGGACAACTCAGAGTACCACGAAGCTACCCAAGGTCAGTACAACACCATGTTCGTACCTAAAGATAGTGACGAAGTTAATCGTATGATTGCTATGGGTTTCCCTGAGACAGCAATGGGTAATCAAATGATTAAACCTATTGATGCAGCAGATGGTAAGATGGGTATGAAACTTAAACGCCCTAACGTACATCCATCAGGCATCGATGACTTCGGTGGTGCACCTGCTGTAACCAAAGGTACTACAAGTTCTAAGTGGGACTTCGTAGAGGATGGTGCACTAGGTAATGGTACAACAGCTAAGGTTAAGCTATCTATCTACGGTGAGGGATCAACAGCATCTGTACGCCTAGAAAAGATTGGTGTCTTAGAGCATGTACCTTATGAAGAATTAGCCACAGAAGATCGTTGGTAAGATTTCCCTCCCCCGACTAGAGCATCCCTTAATTGGGGTGCTCCTTTTAATTAAAGGATTATATCTATGAAGATGAAACCTAAACAGGTACTAGTAGATGGTGATCCGTTTGCATACCGAGCAGCCTTCTCATGTGAGAACGATCCTGTAGAGGATGCACTAGATAAACTAGATGAGTTACTTGAGCAGTCACTTAACGAGGTGATGTGGGAGCTAGACTCTGAGCAGTACCATGTATTCCTGACAGGTAAGGGTAACTTCAGATATGATTACTCTATTACTCATGAGTACAAGGGTAACAGAAAGAACGTAGAGAAACCACAACACCTACAAGCTATACGTAAACACATGATAGACAACTGGAATGCTATTGTGTCAGTGGATGAAGAAGCTGATGACTTATGTGGTATATGGGCTACCAACTACGGCAAAGAATCTATTGTCATATCCATAGACAAGGACATGCTACAGATACCATGCTCACACTACAACCCTAACAAACGTGTCATGCTAGAGATGGGTGAGTTTGAAGGCTTACGTTTCTTCTACACACAGATACTTACAGGTGACAAGGCTGACAACATCATTGGTTTGTACGGTATTGGCCCTAAGAAAGCTGAGAAGATCCTGGCTGACTGTACAACTGAGGCTGATATGTATGAGGAATGCTTACGTTCCTACAGTGGAGAT